TTCTAGGGGAGTGTCTTCAAAGACACTCCTCTTTTTTTTAAACTTTAAATTAAATATAAAATGAAATTAGAATTAAAAGACAGAGTTTATAAACTCACAAGAGGCAAATCACCATTGTCTTGCATCATCCCTTCTCGTAGTAGCAAAAGAAGACCTCTGCTATATTTTGATGAGGAACAAGGAGTCAACAGAGCGTTGAGATATGCAAGAAATCAAAAGAGTCCATTTGAAGATGAGCAAGATGGTTCAGCTATTATTGAGCCAATCATCTTTGAAAATGGTATGCTTAGTGTTCCAAAAAACAATCCAGCATTACAGCAGTTTTTACATTATCATCCATATAATGGTAAGAAGTTTGTTGAGATTGATTATGGTAAAGACGCACAAGAAGAAGTTGACCAATTAAATATTGAGATTGATGCATTGGCTGCGGCTAAAGAAATGAGCTTAGAAGAGCTTGAGGTTGTGGGGCGTGTTGTTCTATCGAAAGATATTTCAATAATGAGCACATCTGAATTGAGAAGAGACATTATGGTGTTTGCTAGAGTAAACCCAGAAATGTTTATGAATGCAATCAATGACCCAGAAGCTAAAATGAAATCAACAGTTAAGATGTTCTTTGAATCTAAATTGTTATCTTTGAGGAATAATGGAAGGGATGTATATTTCAACTTGGATGGAAACAAGAAGAGAATGTGCATCATCCCATTTGGTGCAAACCACATTGAATTTTTAGCTGAGTGGTTTGAGTCGGACGAGGGTCTGGACATATTTGAATTTTTAGAAAAGAATCTATAGTTTCATTCTGAATATTGTTTTTCATAATTGAGGGGTTTACGCCCCTCTTTTTTTTTGGCTATCTTTGTGACAAAGTGTAACAGATGATAAATTCCGTTAGAAATACAGTGTTGTCCATACTAAACAAAAACAACTATGGATATATTTCTCCATCTGATTTTAACTTGTTTGCAAAGCAGGCTCAGTTGGATATATTCGAGGATTATTTTTATCAGTACAACTACAACATAAATAAAGAAAATGCTCGTGCATCTGGAACGGGGTATGCTAATATCACTAAGGGCTATGAGGAGTCTATAAATATTTTTTCAGAATCTAACTTTTTGGTTCATAGTTCGATAAATAAATTTTTTACTCCAAGTCCTAGCACAACAAACGATAACTATTACCTGCTAAATAGGGTTGATATATACACCAATTTACGGGCGAATGGTTTTACCAATGGAACTGGTACGAATGAATTGATTGACACACTTACTGATTTTATTGCATCGGGGGTAAAGGCGGGAGATATTGTATTAAACTTAACAGACAATACAAGTTCTGAGGTGGTTTCAGTAGCTACCAATGTTTTAACAATAGATGATGACATATTTGTTTTGGGAGATGAGTTTTCTGTTTATAGTGGTTCAGATATATCTGAGGCTGAGAGAGTTAGCCAATCTAAGATATCCTTGTTGAACTCTTCATTATTGACAGCACCATCAAATACGTTTCCAGTATACACACAGGAGGAACCATATTTATATATGTTCCCTAAAACAATAAACTCATACGGTGCTGTAAAGTGTCAGTACATAAGATATCCCAAAGACCCCAAGTGGACGTATGTTGCATTGTCTGGCGGAGAGCCGTCATTTAATGCATCATCTCCTGATTATCAAGACTTTGAGATTCCTATTTCGGATGAACCGACTTTGGTGTTGAAGATACTCCAATACGCAGGTATGTCTATAAGAGAGGTTGCTGCAACTCAGTTTGGTCAGAGTCTAGAAAATTTAGAAACTCAAAAAGAAAGATAATAAAATATGGCTTATTTGTCTGAATATCAATACTATGAGAATGATGGTAACTCTCCATCTAACGCCAATTGGGGGTCCTACCAATATGTATCATTAAAGGATATCGTTAACAACTTTATGTTGATGTATGCTGGTAATCATAGTCTAGTAAATAACGAGGAGAGGTTCAAGGTTTTATTCCATGCAAAGCGTGGTATACAAGAACTTAATTACGATGCATTCAAAGAAATTAAGATACTTGAACTAAATGTATCAAACACATTAAAGTATGTGCTTCCAAGTGATTACGTAAATTGGGTTAGGATATCTCTGTATCAGAACGGTGTTCTCAGACCGATGAGTGAAAATATTCAAACCAACTGGAGTGATGCGTATCTGCAAGATAATGATGCCAATATATTGTTTGATATCAATGGCAATATATTAAAACCTGAGTTCTCGAACATAGATTATGAGAGAATTAAGGGGACAAAAAAGTCGATATACTTGAATCCAAATAACCCACAGTTTGATGGGTTTGAGGGATACTACTACGATGGAGAGTGGTACTTTGATTTTCAGGTAGGAGCTAGGTTTGGTTTAAATACAGAGACCGCAAACTTCAACCCCACATTTAAGATTGACAAAAAAAGTGGAGTTATAAATTTTAGTTCTGACATGGCTGGCGAGCTTTGTATATTGGAATATGTTTCAGACGGAATGGAGGGAGGAGATGACACGCAGATTAGTGTTAACAAACTATTTGAGGAGTATATATATGCATACATCGAGTATTCAATATTGCACTCAAAATTAAATGTCCAAGAATACATAGTCAGAAGGGCACAAAAAAAGAAGTCATCGCTTCTTAGAAATGCTAAAATAAGAATGAGCAATATTCATCCATCAAGACTATTGATGAATATGAGAGGTCGTGATAAATGGCTAAAGTAATATGGCGAGCACAAAAAGAAATTTTGTATTAGGTAGAATGAATAAGAGCCTTGATGAAAGGCTTGTACCTAATGGTGAATATGTTGATGCACTCAATGTTAGACTTGGGTCTACCGAGGAAAGCGAGATTGGTTCTGTTGAAAACTCAAAGGGTGTAACAAAACTAACAACAATAACATATGAGGGAGCCAATCTATCTACATCTGCTAGATGTATTGGGGCGTATGAGGATGGTGCTAGGGAAACCATTTATTGGTTTGTACATGACTCAGACTTTTCGTTGGGTACAACAGGTAAGCTCGATTTAATTATATCGCTAGACATCAACAAAAACATTATGACATATCATGTCATTAGTATTGATGATGGTGATAATGCGAATACGACACTAAACTTTAATCCATCTTATTTAATAACTGGTGTCAACATGGTTGATGACCTGTTGTTTTTTACGGATGATTATAATCCTCCAAGGTTTATAGATATAAATAAAAATTACGCAAAGCCAACATCGTTAACTCAAGATGGTATAACGTCTGAGGAGTTGCTGGTTATAAAGAAACCACCACTAGAAACGGTTGGTATTAATAGCGTATTGAATGCGTCTGAGGATACATTCTTGGAGGATAGATTCGTATGCTTTGCATACAGATGGAGGTATAGTAATAATGAGTACTCTGCAACATCTCAATTTAGTGCTCCATCATTTACACCTAGTTTATTTTCCTATAACTATTCTACGGGGTTGAATGATGGTATGTTGAACAAGGCAAATTCTTGTCAGATTACTTACAACTCTGGAGGTGAGCTTGTTGTTGGTATTGACCTATTGTGGAAGGATATGCAGACTGGAAACATTAGGGTCATTGATAAGCTAGACAAATCAGAATTGGGTCTTGTTGATAATACGGACTTTACGTATACGTTTGATAGTAGTAAGATATTTACGGTACTACCAGACAGTGAGATACTTAGGCTGTATGATAATGTTCCAAGACTAGCTAAAGCCCAAACAGTTATGGGTAATAGGTTAATGTATGGTAATTATCTTGAGCAGTATAACCTAATTGATATCAATGGATTCCCAACAAAGTTGGAATATACGGTTGACTTGATTAGCGAGGATATTGGTCTAGAGTCTTTATCTAGTTCCATATCAAATCAAACATATACGTGGGATGGTTCAAATGAAACAGCACCGTCTGTTTTGAATTTAACCAACCTAGATAGTGTTGAGTTAGTTCAGGGCTCTGTTATTGAGTTTACTGTGTCGTACACTCATTATAGTTTTTATGAGACACTTGGTACGCCCACACCCACTCAGCAGAATCCTGAGACAACAATTACATTTACTTATACATTGCCTCAAGATTTTGATAGTGCATATGACTTATCTATCAGCGATGATTTCAAGGAAAAGATTGGGACTCAGGGGACTAATGGAAACATTCAAACAGTTGCAAATTGTTCATCTGGAACAACACTGACCGATGTCTTTAACTGTTCACTACTGCAAAATATTGACAGCCTAGAAAAGTATGAGAGTGGAATCAGTGGTGCAAATCAAGCGATAAAAATAGTGTCTAACGCAAGCAGTCCGAATCAAATTGGATTTGTTCTTCCTGCGATGCGTTACGTTGATAATCCTGCATCAGTTACTCAGAGTGTTTATGAGTATTTTGAGGTTACACTCATCGATGCAACATTCTCTTCATACGGTGCTCCAACTAGCTTGCATAGCGATAGGAGCTACGAGGTTGGTATTATATACATGGATGAATTTGGTAGGGCTACAACCGCTTTGGTAAGCCAAACAAACGCATTGAGTGTTCCCTGTTCTGCTTCTGCTTTAAAAAATTCTATAAGGGTTACCATACCAAAAAACCAACCAGCACCATCGTGGGCTACAAAATATAAGTTTTGCATAAAGTCTGACAAAGAGAAATACTTCAATGTATATTCGAGTTTATTTTTTCAAGACCCAACTACTGAGTCCTACTATTTTTTATTAGAGGGTCAAAACTCTAGAAAGGTTGAGGAAGGTGATTTACTTCGTGTAAAAAAAGATAGTGTTGGTGTTATGAATAATTGCACTACAGTATCTGTTCTTGAGAAAAAAGCACAGCCAGCTGATTTTTTAGACCCAGCCCCAGTAGATAATGCTGGCAATAATAAACCAATACCTTCGGGGGTGTATATAAAATTAAATGGTGATGATTTTTCTCCAACACCTACAGAATATCCAATTATACGTTATGGCATTAAATCAGCAGTGGCTCAAAATGGCAATTGCGTTCTTGTCAACTATCCAGTTACGGTAGCAAATCCTGATTATGATTCTTCATTACCATCCAGTCCGTCCAACCCCTATCATATAGACTACGCCATACCAAGAGGTAGTGAGATAGTAATAACGATACAGAATACACGAAAAGGTAAAAGTTGTGCTACGAGTAATATTGAGGGTCGTGACTATCAGATAAATAAAAAGAAATTTATTGCATCAAATGATTATTCAAATTTTAAAAATTGGTGGGATGGCGACAATATTGGTGATTTTTTAAATCCTCCAAATGCAATTTCAACTGCAACTTGTGAGCAATCACCCCCAACTAACACATACAATCCTACAGAGATTCTATCATCTGTAACTGGCAGCAATGTGCCCCTTCCTTCAGATTTTGACTGTAATTTGGATTTAGAAACTCAATTCTTTTTTGATGACACTTCGTCCCAAAGAAAGTATTTGTGTATTAGGGGAATGAATGGTTATAGTGGAGCTAAAAAACAAGCAACATTGAAGGTTACTATTGAGGTTTATAGGGCTAATACGTTAATTGTTTTTGAAACAGAACCTCAAGATTCATTGCCAGATGTTTGGTATGAGGGTTCGCAATCATTTGATATAGACCCATTAACTGGGTATCACCTTGGGAATGAGCAAGACCAAACATCCTCACTTCCAGCTATTATAGATACAGACTTCTTTAACTGCTATGCATTTGGGAACGGAGTAGAAAGCTACCAAATCATGGATGCCATAGATGGTAAGGAGTTGCAGCTAGGCAATCGTGTCTTTACCACAAACGCAGAAGATTATCAAGAGATTCGAAGATTTGCAGATATAACGTATAGTGGTGTATACAATGACGAGACCAATGTTAATAAACTTAATGAGTTTAACCTTGGTTTATTAAACTTTAAACCATTAGAAAACTCGTATGGTCCTATCTACATAATGGATGGTAGGGAGACGGACATTCTTACACTGCAAGAGGACAAGATATCGTATGTGCTTCGTGGCAAAAATCTACTCACAGATTCAACAGGTGGTAGTGTTGTGGCTTCCGTACCAGAGGTATTGGGTACTCAAGTTGCACGTACTGAAGAGTATGGTATTAGCCATAATCCTGAGAGCTACGTCAAGTGGGGGTATGATAAATTTTTCACCGATGCAAAACGTGGAGCTGTAATTCAGCTTCGTGGTGCAACTGGCTCTAGTGAGTCGTTATCTGTTTTGTCAGAGATGGGTATGCGGTCATGGTTTAGAGACTTGTTCATAGATTCATTTAGCAAGCAAAAACTTGGTGGGTTTGACCCATATATGAATGAGTATGTATTGAGTTCAAATAACATTGATGTACCTACAGAGGAGAAATGTATAGAATGTGGTATGAGTAGGGTTATAACTGTTGATGCTGACTCTAGTCCATTTACATTCTGTGTTAATGTTGGAGAGCTTGTTGGTGATGTGAATGTATCATATGATATATTAAATGTTGCAGATTCGGTTAAGATAGATGCAACATATGATGGCACTACAGTTACTACTGGATTTATCAGCAATAGTAGCGGCTCGCCACTTAATGTGTCAAAAAACAAGGTATCTGAAACTCAGGTTGAAATTAGTGTTGAGTCATCGTCTGGTGTTGTTCAACTTGAACTAAATGTTGGATGTGTTATCGCACAGAGAATGAAAATAATTCAGGTGTGTTATTCTCTTAATGATGATGCTGGGGAGTTTATACATAACGAGTATAGATGGACTGATGGAGCATATAGCTCACCACTTCATTCGGAGCAGGTTGAGCTTGTAATTGGTTCAACTAGTCCGACAATATCTCAGTACAAGGTAATTGAGTCACTGCAAGGCGGAGCATTTGTTCCTGCCGATGGAGCAACGGTCAGCATAATATCGAACAAAATATCTCCATCTGATAACTACACATTTGACCCAACGGTTGATGAGCTTAGATACCTAAGAACAAACACCGAGTATTTAAACAACCCTACGGACATGACATCTTTGCTTGCAGCATCTAGTGTGGCTACATTAACACCGAGTAGTGGACCAAATAGATACGAGGCTACATTTACGATGCCATCAACAAATGATACATACCTATATTTGATATATGATTATAGAAGACCAACTCAAGTTGACTTGTGTTACGATGCAACGAACTTACACGATGCGTGTTGTGACTGTTAAAATGAATTATAAATAATGGCAGCATTAGGAACATATTACATAGATGCGGAGTTTTTATCTGGAGCAACCGCTGTATTTACGGATGCAAACATGACGATAAAGGCTCCTGATGGATATTATTCAGATGGCTCAACTGTCAGACAGCAGGTGTCTGGTGTTTTGGGTATATCAATTATATGTCCTACGTGTTCTGTGTCTTGCGGCATTGCAATAAACAGAGCTTCGGATGATGCCATATACGACATCACGTTCAACACATCTACGGATACTGGATGTACCATAATTTATTTTGAACCCTATACAAGACCACACGGCATACGTGCTACATTTAATTCAAACGAATATAATGAGCTAACGAGCATAACCGAGGGATACTTGGCTAGTACAGACCCATCCAGCTACACCTATATAGGAACTACTGCGGAGGATTGTGGTATTGGTGCGACACTAGATGCGGGTGGATACACGGGTATAGATGAGTATTCATTTGATGGGTCATCATTTGTCTTATCTGGTAGCTCTGGTGTGGTTACGGGAACATCTGCCGATGTGGTGACAACGGTTGCTAATCCTGCGTATTCAACACTATATATCCCAAAAACTTTAACAAGTCCATCGGATATGAATATTCAGATATTTGCACCATGTCCAGTTTCTGAGTTTAATATTGATATAAACTGCCCAGTCTTATTGACTGGCGTTTCTACATCTGACCCAAGCCCAGCTGATTGTAACACGGCTCCACTCATACACACATTTTACAATGTACCCAATAGAGGGGGGACTGCTGGATTCCCAGCTGTAAATGAGTTCTTTGTGAGTGACCCATACGGGAATGCGAGGGTAGCTGCTGGTGATTATACAATTGAGGTGGCAGGTTTGCGATATGAAATAACTGTTTCATCTGATGGGATTATTACTAGTTTGGCGGCTTGTCCACCATAATATATATATTTATGACTGATTATACACTAACGTACAGCGAGGGAGCTAAGGGGTGGACATCATTTTTTAGTTACTACCCTGATTTCATGATTGGTATGAACCAATTCTTTTACTCATTTGCGGGTGGTAATCTTTATAGGCACAATACAAATGAGGCTAGAAACAAGTTCTACTACCTAAATACAGACACAGACCAGTGGGAGTTGAAGACATTTGAGTCTAAGATTGTTAGCCTATTTAATGAGAACCCATTGGAGAACAAGTTGTTCAAGACCATTGAGTTGGAGTCTGATGATGCTTGGTTGTGTAATATAAGCACAGATATTCAAAACTCTGGTCTTATAGAGTCCAATTGGTTTGAGCAAAAGGAGGGAGCTTGGTATGGTTTTATCCGAAGCAATCTTCCAACGGGGGCAGATGTTACTGAATTGCAGTTTGAATTGCGTTCTTTAAATGGTATTGCACAGAGCTTTAGTGTTGGTGGAACCCCAACAAATTATCAGGTAAACTTTGCTTCTAGTATTGACATTGGCAGTATTGTCAGTGTTGGTGATTATCTGTATTATGCGTTACCACCATATGATACTCCTGTGTTTGCGGGTGAGATAAAGGAGGTAAACATAGACAAGAGAATACCAATCAATCAGATTGTTATCGATGGAACGGTGTCTGGTGCAACAAACCCGATACCAATAAATGACGCATACTTCTTGTACATAAAGAATCCAATTGCGGAGTCGCATGGAATTATGGGTCACTATTGCGAGTTCACCCTAACATTGGAGCCGAGTGGTGGTGACATGGCTGCATCTGAGTTGTTTGCGGTAGGCTCTGAGGTTATGAAATCTTTCCCTTAAATAAATTATCTTTGTGGTATGCTATTAACATTACTAGGTGCTGGAGCTCAATTAGTCGGAACTGGATTAAGTTTCGCACAAGCAGCTCGAGAAAAAAGAGAAATGGAGCAAGCCAATCGAGAAGCGGCAAAATCCATGTTGGAAGCTAAACGTAGATTAGATGTAAATGTCTATGATGAGTTAGCCATAACAAAGGAACCATATGAATTAGAACGAGAGCAGATGCTGATGCTTGGGGCTAGTGCCCTTCAACAAGGTGTTGAGGGTTCAGCTCGTGGTGCTGCTGCAACTGCTGGAAGAGTTCAGATGGCTACTGGTCAAGCGGCTGCACAGACTCGTGCTAATATGTCTAAAGAGTTAAGAGAGCTTGAAAGGCTGTCTGCGGCTGAAGAGGGTAGGTTGGCTGATATGGGGATGGGTATAAACTTATTACAGGTTGAGGGTGCTCAGAAGGCTGCTAGATTGGCTGAGTTGAAAAGACAGCAAGCTATTTCTAGTGGCATAAAGGGGATTAGTCGTGCGTTCACGACTCTCATGCAAGATGAAGAGATAGCTCCACTTTTTAAAAAGCAGGACACCGAAGAGGACCCATTTATTAAGGCTTTAAAGGGGGGTCTGGGATTATCTTCAATAACGGATAAGGAAAGTAAGGCTTTAAAGGGTATGGGCGATGCTTATGAAAAGCAGGGTTTAGCTAAACAACTTATTAAGCAGCTTGAGCTATGATGATTTTAAAAAGAGACTTACAGACTAATGAGTGAATACTATAAATATCAAGGAGCTGAAACTCAAATAGATTGGGGTGCTGTAGGGAAGGAGATGTCCGACTCTATCGTAGCAGAACGAAATAGACGAGAGGAGAAGAAAGAAGGTTTAGCCGAATCTCAAAGAGAAGGTTTAAAGTTAATTACCGAAATCCCTACTGGGGAGTTGACGTACATGAACAATGCTGTAGCCACGTATTCGGAGGATATGGCTGCACTGGCAAAGTTGAAGTACGACCAACTTACACGGGGATTGATAAGTGTAAAAGATTACACAGCTTGGAGACAGAATGCACTTGATGGTACGAAGTTAACCTATGCTGTTGCTAAAAAATACCAAGAGGTCTATGGGGACAAGATGCAACGTCTTGATAGTAATGAGTCTCAATATTTAGAGGCTTGGGAAATGGAGCAGATTGAGGGTATATCAAAGCTCAAGAATTATAGGATTATGATTAATCCAGATACAGGGGATTCTGTTTTTGTAAAGATGGAGGTTGCCGATAAGGATTGGGCTGAGATAAGTAAGGACCCCAATAATATAATGTCCGCACAGCAAGCAATGACAATGGTTTCTCAAAAGCGGGATAGATTTGATTTGCAGAAATATTCATCGAATGCAACAAAGTCGTTGGGTGCTGTTGAAAAACAAATAGTTATAGAGGCTAGTGCTGAAGGTGGGCTGTCTAAACTAATTAGAACTGTTGATGCAAAAAAGGGCGACTACACACTTAAGGGTGAGGCTGTAAAGACTTACAAAAATTGGGAGGACAAACAAATAACTGCTATAATGTCAAACCCATTTAACACCACATCCATACTCACAAACATAAACATGAACACGGAAGATGGTGAAAAGTACACATTCACATACAACAGGAGTGAGTTTGATAACGATAAGAGTGGTAAGTTGATATATATGGACAGGGACAACGTCTCTACTGGTGAGCCAGTGTTCAAACCTGAGCAAGTGGATGATGTTAAAGAAACCATTAGGGTATTCCTTCGTTCAACTATTGATGAGAAATATATTCAAACAGCTGGAAGTAGGAAACCATATGCCAAAACTGAAACTAAACCAAATCAACCTTCGTTTGAGAAGGTATACAAGGATTCGGAGGCTGGTAAGATAAACAATGCGAATACAATTTCTCAACTAAATGTAGATATTAAAGATGTCCCGGGTCTTACCGAGTACAAAATATTTGAGGCAGGTGATGGTGATAGTAAAAAGATATCTATTCTAGATAAGAAAAATAATATCATTCATATCGAGAATGGTGGTAAGGGGATATCAGATGCTCAAATGCTAGAGGGGGTTAAGAAAGTTCTTTTAGGTTTAGGGTACCAAAATACTGCAAAGAGTTGGGCGCTTAATAAACAAGAAGAGTATATTCGTGACCGGACACCTGCAAGTGATTCAAGTGGAGGCTTTGCAAAACACAATAAAAAATAGAATATGAACGAACAAGCAATTCGGGACGCATACAACTTGGCTGTATCTGATGGATACGTGGATAGCATTGATGATTTTAAGAATCTTATCCGACAGAACGAACAAGCTCTTCAAGACGTATTTAACTTAGCTGTATCTGATGGGTATGTGGATGGCATTGATGATTTTAAAATATTGATGGGGGTTACGACTCCTTCAAAAAAAAAAGATACTACGGGATTGTCTTTGGAAGGTGGTTCTTTGGTTTCATCAAAGTCGAGTGAGCCTAGCAAGGTAGTAAATCCACAAAAACCTAGTTGGATGTCTGACGAGGAGTATGAGGAGGCTCTTCGGGAGAATCCTATGCTCCTTGCGAATCTACCAGAGGTAGAGGAGTTGTCTGAGGCAGATGGAGCTAAAGCTGCTGAGATTCTAGATGAGACAATAAAACGAAAGGTTGAGAATCTAGATGAGCTAAGTGACTTTGAGGAAGAGCGACTTGCCAATAGTGGAGAAGTATCTATAATCACGGAGAAACCAAATCTAAAAATTGAAAAGCCTGAGCAAACAGGTAGAGATATGCGTAAGACGGGATATAGTGGTCCCGACC